ATCTGAGTAAATTTGATATTGATTACCAGCATAGTTAAATTGATAATAACTAGCTCCACCATCTTGACCATCAGTATCACTAGTAGCACCACCACCACCTCCACCACTAAGAGTACCATTAACTCCTACAATTGGAAGTTGTGCTGCTGTGGGAGCAGGAACTGTGTAAGATCCTGGAGTAATCTGTTCTGTAATAGTTAATGAACTAGTGCTTACTCCACCAGGTAATTGAATTGTTTTACCACCAATACTATATGAGTCATCAATATCATATACTGTATCAGGTGGTTGTTGAATAACTGTTACTTTATCACCTGGTAGATTTCCCGCAATTTTATATTGCATCTCCAATACAATATCTTCATTTGCACTACCATTTGTTGTTGCACTCAATGCAATTTGTTTTCTTGCATTATATTTTGATTTTGCTAACCTAAAATTATCATCATCAATTGTAATTACATACCACTCTGTATTCTCAGCAAATGTAACAAATGTTCCATCAACATCAAATACTAAAGGAGTTGTCTGAGAATTTGATTCAACTCTAATCTTATAACCAGTAAACAAATCATGACTAGTAATATTAAATATTGTTCCTGCTGGATCACTAGTAATAGAATTGGCAGTAATAGTTTTAGTTACAATCTCACCAATACCACCTACATTACCAAATGTAGCAACAGTTGGATCGGGAATAATATAATCCACAACACCATGAGTGTGAAATAATGGTACAGAACCACTAGGTTGGAAGTATTGAACCTGTCCAGTAGTATCCTTATAACCAGCAAGAACATTATCAACCGCATATCCAGTACCTTCAAATGCTGCTGCCTCAGGTGCTGTAGATGTCAGAATAGCATGTTCATGTTCAGGAACCGAAGTTAACATCTTTTCCTGCATTGGTCCTATTTGTAATTCCACAGAACCAGTTAAAGTTCCACCAACAAATTCTGTTATATTTTGATATCCAGTTATTACAATATTTCCAATATCAAATAATGTTTCTTGTTGTGATTTTGAGAAATACCATCTACCTCCAGTATTACCAACAGTGGAAATAACATTACCTGATACAGGAGATCCAGCACCATCAACACCACCACCAACACCAACTAACTTTCTAGCTTTATAATCAGGAACATTAAATTTAATACCACCAGAATCTGCTCCAAAATTTTCTGGTTTATATGTTCCAGATGTTCCACCATACTTATTCTCAATAACCTCATATAATAATGGAAATTCATCTGCATCATATTCAGATCCATCACAATATAACCATCCAGGATATTGCATTGCTGGATCAATACCAGTATCAGAAGATGTAGTTACAATTTCAACTCTTGCATCTCCACTACTACCTGGTTGAGAAATATAAACCACATCACCATCAGAATATCCATATCCACTATTTTTGATAGTAGCAAAATCCACTTCACCACTTTGAAGTGCTGAGATACCAACAGTTAATCCAAATCCAGTGCTTGATGCAACTTTAAGTGTTCCATTATCACCAACTTGAGTAATATTATAGTATCTTCCTGCAGCAATATCTCCATTACTCCTAGACCATTTGATAGTATTAGCATCAACAACATCAACTAAGAATGAAAATCCTGAATCAACTTTAATACCACCAACACCAGCTGCTGCCAAATTTGCTGTTGCTGTAGCACCTGATCCACCTCCACCAATCAATGTAACAACAGGGAATTGATACCCCGTACCACCATCAATAACATTGATTCCAGTAACCTTTCCTGTTGCAAGATCAACTTCTACAGAAAATGAACCAGCTTTAGTAGGACCACTACCACTATCAGTTACCTGTACAAGTGGTGCAGATGTGTAATTACTACCACCACCACCACCAATAGTAAACGAGTTAATTGATGCACCTAATGTAAGTATGTTACCACCCTGATCTGTACTAGTAACTGTAAGTTTATCTCCCTCAATAAAAGGATGATTATTAATAGTAATATTATCATCACCTACTCCAAATACTAATGTAGTAGTAGGAATATCAAGCTGAATTGGAATAGTAGGATACCCAGTAACTGTACTTAAATCAGTTGTATATCCACTACCACCAGAAGTTAAACTAGCAACTGCTCCTAAGGCTTCCACAACACCATTATCTGTTACTTTATCATCAGTTGCTTTAAAAGTAGGTACAATTGAACCTATTGGCATCGTAGAGTTGCCAAAGGTTGATTTATCTGTTAGATAATTAGTACGAATATTTCTTGGCATTTTAGGTCTTTATTAAGTATTCTACCATCACAAAAGGTTGGATTAAACTATCAATCTTTGTATCACTTTCTGGATTAATATTGATAGAAGCACTCATTCCATCAGTAGAAATAAATGTCTCTGGTATATTTAACTGATAATTGGTAAGTCCTGTTGTATAGTTTATAGTATGTGTATGTTTTGTAGGATCATCATCATAATCAAATGCTTCAGTGGTCTCAATAATATTTGAAACTTGAGGGTATGCAACTGAATTATCATTGTCAACAACAGTATCTACTGGTAAAACATTATGTAAAGATGTGTTATGAGGATATCCTGCAGAGTCTTGAACGTTAGTACCATAAGATGTAGTATTTACTCTTAATCTAAATTCAGTTGATTCAGAACTAAGAGCATATCCTCCTACATTTGAAAATGTAAGAATATCACTAGCACTATACCCAGTACCACCATTTGTAATACCAACAATTTTATATCTTGTATTAGTTGCACCTCCACCAGGACCTGGCCAGGCTTCAAATCTAACAGTTAATCTCATTCCAGTTCCAGTTCCACCAACCATGTCAGTTTCACCTGTGACAAAATCATCTAAGTTGCTCCATAAAGAATCACCACCATTAGAATAAGACCATTGTCCTATTCCTTTATTAAAAAATCCATCTGTAACATCTAAACTTTGATATAAAGCAAATGATTGTAAAACACCACCAGTAGGGGGTGAAGTAGTAGGCATATTATCATTACCAACATTTTCACCACCTTCAACAAAGGTAGCAGGCATTGTTGGAGTTGATGGTGCACACCCTATCTCTTGTCTAATAGTACCTAACAATACACTAATATTTTGGAAGCAAGGACCTTCTGGTGTTGAGCATAGTGTTAGTGTTCTACCTTCAGGAATCAAACAACTATTTTCAAATTGGAGACAACCCGACTTACAAATACCATAATACTCATAAGTTACCATAAACCCTGATGATATCCACCAACCACCAGACTGCCACTGTACATTTTGCTGCCAAAGTCTACATGCAGGCTGTCTTTCTGAAAGACTACATCCTTCTCCTTTTGTATCACCCGAATCTGTAGCATCATACCAATTAAGTACACCAATCGTAGATGCGGTTGTATAATAATTTAATTCATATATATCACTTCCACTACGTCTAATAGTTCTAGATCTACGAGTAGTTGTGTAATGTGTATGTGGTAAAATAGCATTTGCAGTTACAATTTCCTCATCTGGAGACCTAGGTCTAGTAAAACCGACATTACCCGTAAGAGTAACCTCTCTAGGAGGAACTCTAAACTGTCCTGTCATATCAACAACTGCTTGTGCTCCTACATTAGATGAAACATTAACACCAACACCAGATTTCTGAATAGTTTGACCAGCAGCATTAATTACTGTATTATCATTAACAACACCCTGATCTGATGCAGAACTAGCTTTAATAAATTTAGATCTTAGATCAGGTACTTGAAACTGATCAGTTGCTAATGTTACTCCTTCTTGTTTAAAGGCACAAGTCTCACCAGTTCCAAGAACTTCTGCTAATGCTGGATACACATTTTCATTATAAATCCTACCATCACATCTCAAATAACCAGATGGTAATAATGTTAAACTATTACCAACTGCAGGATCATTTACTTCCAACTCTTGAGGAAAAGCAATAAGCGTTCCTGTAGTTGTTCCTATCTTAGTTCTTTCTTGATTTAAAAAGACTGGCATTTTAGTAAGCTCTGATGATCATCAACACGGTTTGTGATGGAGTATTATTGTCCATAAGAATATTTAACGCATCTGGGATGTCAGAAATGTTAACTGTATAAGATTGTACGTTATTTACAGCAATATTTGGGGGAATTCTAAGTCCACCCCTGTTCATAGAAATATCAAAACTAAAGTGGTTATGTGATGCTGCTGTTTGATCTGTAAAATCTTCAGCTCTATGATTGATGGTAGTTGGATATGTAGTGCTAACGTCACCATTCAAATAGTTTGGGGCACCAAAAATTTCTACTGGTGGTGGGAATATACCAGTCACCTGTTTCATATGGTGATTGTAATTATATGTGTCTGCAAATCCAGCAGTAATACCAATACTAGGAATATCTCTTGCTAGACCAGCTACAGGAACTTGATCTTGTGTGAAAGATTTTGATTCATTTGTTAGAACCAAACTATTTTCATCATAATATGTCATTGATCCAAAACCATTTGTCCATGTGTCTGCACTGTCATTACTGTTAACACCAGTTAAATTCGCAGATTCATAGCTACTCGTTGT